TCTGATAGTGATGGTGAGCCTACAGATAGCGAAAGCACAGATAGCAGTGATCCCGAATCGTCCGGCGATAGTGCTGAAGGTAAGAGCAATGCTGCTGACCACGAAGCTACTGACACTGAAGACGATGAGTTAAAAGATTCGACAGAAGACGAGGACCCTGAATCAACTTCTAAAGTAGCTTCAGATGATGATGAAAGTACAGAAGCTGATGCTGACGAACAGGATTCAGAAGATAGCGAATTAGACACAGATGCTTCTGCAGATGATCACGACGAAGACTCCGATGGTACTTTTGATTCCGACGAAGAGGAAGATAACTTTGCCGATGAAGAAGGCTCAGACGATGACTTCGAAGGTAAGGAAGATGACGACGAAGAGGATGAAGAAGAGCCCGACTTTGACGAAAACGACTTCTTGGACGATGAGCTAAAAGATTCAACAGAAGATGAAGCAATTAGTAAAAAACACGATGCTCGTAAAATAAAGCGTGAACGTACTATTGCTGCTGCACAGAAGGCATTGGTGGACGCAAAGGCAAAAAAAGTTGCGCCTGCTTTAATAAGAGAACTTGAAAGTGCGATCGCTGCTCTCGAGGCCTTAACAGAGGCTGTTAAGAGTATAAAAGACATTTCTGATGCAGAATTTAATCAGATGGTAAATCGTGTATTTGATGCTATCGATGCTATTGGTGGCTCCGATTTAACCTATACATCTGACGAAGAAAGAGAGACCAGGGCAACAGAAATCAAAAATGACCTGGCCAGTGCTCAAACTCAAGCAGAGCTTTCTGCAGAAGACGTTGCCAAAATAAGAGCAGAGACGCAGGCCATAAAAGCAAGAGAAAAAGAAGTTGCTAAATACGCAGGCCCAGGAAGAGGCTCTTTCAAAGGCTTCCAAGAGTTCTTAAATAGTCTTTACCGGGCAATAGCGCTTCAAGTGCATACAGAAGAGACTCGTGATGACTCTTGGTCTGCACTTAGTCGTAGAAATAGCGGGGATGGTGTACTACGCCAAGGCCAAAAAGTTCAAGAGCTACAGAATAAAAAAATCCCTGTGATTGACTTTTATTTTGACTGTTCTGCGTCTTGGACACAGGCTGACATTGATATAGGCAAAAAGGCCGTCTCAGCCCTGGCAGATATGGAACAAAACGGGCAAATAAAAGTTAATATCTATTACTTCTCGGATGGTGTAAGTCAAAACTATGAAGATGTTGCCGATGGCAGCACTTCCGCATGGAACCTTATCATTAAAAATATTATTGCTACTCAAGCTAATAATGTTATTATTATGACGGATAGCGATATGGAAGGCCAGGGAAGACATAAAGGCGGTACGTCAGACTTCCTAAAGTATACGGTGCCCGGTTACGTTTGGTACCTTTGGAAGGATGGAGTAAATGCTCCTAGACTACCACGAGATCTTAAGGGCCGTGGGGGCGTTCAACAATTTGCATTTAATACCAGCGAGGTTTAAGAGGTTTTATAATGGAATATACTTTAAAAGATAAAATACAAGTAAATAAAGAATTCTTAGACGAGCTCGAGTCGAAAGGCTGGCAAGAAATTGAGCAGCTTCAAGCTCAAATAGCTAATATAGAACCCACAGAAGAGAGCGCCAGCCTAATACAACTACTTAAAAATCTGTTAACAAGTTATTATATATTTACCGGCGGTTTAGAAAACCTTAGTGACGGAAATCGATTAGTCAAGGTTGCTGATTTTACCGACAAAGTTTGTGCAGATAAAGAGCTTATAACTGCAAATGCTAAAAAAGAACCTGCGATGGCCGAACCACTATTTAACGATACAAGTGATTTTTTTGATGAGCCAGCCATAGCTGCTGAGACTGCAGATAATGAAGTATTCGAGCCATTTGAATACTTTGTAGATTTTGATGAACCTACCGGCGAGCCGCTATCAGACGAAGACCTATACGGTAATTAAAAATATTAAAAGAAGTACTCTAATTATTTGGAGTACTTCTTACTTTATTTGCTAAATTATATGACGGCTGTGGCAGCGGACTTAGCCTTTCACCGTTGCTGTGGTCGTCTTTCTTTTAAATACTTTCATAAGGAGATTACTTCTAATGGCTATATATAAATCCACTTTAGACGAAGCTAAAAAGAAAAAACGCAAGAAAAAACCACACTATAACTCTATTGGCTATACTACCGGCAGCATTGGCTTAAACATAGACAGATTTAATCAAGCCATGGGAACGGACTTTGACGGACCCGTGGGCGATGGTACAGAAGGTCCTATCGCTGACTGCGGAGGTGGGATGGGTGAAAGCCTTACTGAAGCCAAACGTTATGTACGTAGATACTACATCCGTCCACAAAATATATTTTGTTCAAACAAGGCAGAGATTCTTAAGGCTCTTATTGAGCTAGACGATACTAACTGTTCTGTGTACACACTTAATAATCTCGGTGATGAAAAAGACGTTTCTAAACTTATGAATAGCGATATTATATACTATTACGATAACGGTATTCTTTACGATAAAAATCACGTGAAAATAATGGACTACGACCTTTCTATTAAAAAGGAAGAAGAGCGTAAACATTTCGCTAACGTAGATAAAGCACCAGAAAAAGAGTTTAAAGCAGAGTATGAAGACCGTATGACTGGCGTTACTGAACTAGACGAAGGTCTTATCATAGACGCTTTCAATAATTGTGATTATGAGGTTATTAGTGCTGATTACTTGACTCGTGGCGATGGAATTGTTGTGAGCCTGAATCATAATGTAACTGACGAAGAAGAGGCTGCCGAGCATCTAATTTCCTGCCTAACCGATGCCGGTTATAATATCATCGACTGGAACACTAACGGCGCTAATGTGTTTATTTTTGCGTTAGACCCTAATAACCCTTTAGACCTTTATTTTGAGGACATTAATATATTTGGTGAAAAGCTTACTGAGGCAGTAGAACATGTTTGCTGCATTTGTGGAGAAGAACTTGACGGCACCGGAAATAACCCAGAGCCATACATGTCATCTGACAATGGGCGCTGTTGTTCTGGTTGCCATTTAAAGTTCGTACTACCTATTTCGGAGGTGTAATATGGCGACACCTACAAAACCAGTAATAACAGATCCTTATGCAGTAGTACCATCAAAAGAAGATTTTGAAAAACTTCTTACAGCTAAACTAAGTTATGAAGCAAAACAAGGCACACCAGAACGAGATGATTGGAATAAAAAGCATTTCAGTGAAACTCCTTGGGGTATTGCATACAACGTAAGCATAGGTAAATATAACAAAGCTGTATCTTCTTATAATAAAGTTACTAGAAAAACTAAAGCGCCGCCTCAACCTAAAATTGATGTAGCGCTAAAATACCTCATAGTAGCTGTCGCAATAGATTGGTCCGAACTAATCGACCAATTAAAGCGAGCTATAAAAAACTGGGGTTATACGTCTGCCGATGTACAGAATATTTCTAAAAATGTATGGCAACCGAACGCGGCAGCCATTGCTGATATATGTGACAGCGTAACAGTAACCAAACTAGTAGAACATATCAGCGAAGAGCCCAAAGAAAAACTGACTGAGGCCATCGAAAAGCATGATTCTTTAAATTCAAAGCTATTCACAAAAGAAGAATTATTAAAAGATAAAGTTCGTGATAAGATGCTTGAAATAGTAGATACTTTTTTAGCCGACCTTAAAGAGCAGGATATTAAAATAAAAGTCGATGATATTTTGCTTATTGGCTCTAACGCAAGTTATAACTATACAAAAGATAGTGATATCGATCTTCATATACTCGCTAATGCTAAAGCTGCTAAGTACACGACTGAAGTAGCTAATGCATTGTATAGTGCATATAGAAGTTTATTTAACAAAAGCTTAGATATTTCTATCTATGATATTCCACTTGAGATTTTCGTAGAAACTGAGGATAGCACTCGTGTAAGCAACGGTATTTATTCTGTAAAGAAAAATAAGTGGGTCAAAAAGCCTGTTAAAGAAGATATACCAGAATACGATAAGGAAGCTTTAGCCGCCCTAGTTGACAAGTGGGAAGAAAAGTGTAAGAAGCTTATTGATGACATAAAAGCTGACAAACTTGATAACGAGACAAGGGTAGTCAAGATGCTCGAAGATATTTATGACAAACTTCGTAAGAAAGGTGTCGCTAAGGGCGAATACGCTATCGAAAATCTTGCGTTTAAAGAACTTAGAAACAAGGGCTACTTAGATCAACTAAAAGAGTATAGAAATGAACTTACCTCTAAGAGACTTTCTCTTGAAGAAAATCTAGATCGACAAACTCGTGTTAATATTTATAATCAGCTAGCAAGCGCTGCTGGTACACAGCCAATTATTCAAGACAATGGTATGTTCTTTATATATAACCTAAAGTCTTCTGAAGTTAATAGAGTTCTAAGTAATATCAGACAGCTTCCTTTCGTGTTGGAAGCTCAGGCAAATGAAAATGGTAAATATGACTTCTCTAATACTCTTGAACTTGCCATGAACCGTATGCCTACAAAATACTATAATATTCGCGGTATGATTAATTATTAAAATAGCAAAAGGTGTTCTTCTTGAGCACCTTTTCTTTTTATCTTAAAATAATTTGCTAAATTATACAGTAATTCATTTGAAAGGATAATGGTAATGAAAAGACTAACACTACAGGAGCAGTGTCTAACTGAATTACTTAAGCTATATGAAGCGAATAGAACTTCCTTAATAACACAGTCTAGAAATGCTGGAGTATATAAAGATACCTCAAGAGGAAAGAACCGCTTCGACCGTAAAAAATACTCTAAAATTGCTAATCAAGTAAAGAGCTTTAACCAAATAGATATGAATAAACTCTTTAAGCAAGATATTTTGCAAGTAAATATCCCAGTGGTCGGAGAAACGGATGAGTATACAGTTACAATCAAACTCGAAGGAGTGGTAGCTGAGATACAAAAGAATATAAAAAATAACAGTAATAAGTTTGAGTACAGAACAGTACTTCAGTCGCTTACCAAAGTATTTAACACTACTGACGTTTATGTAAAATGCCAATGCCCTGATTTTAAGTATCGTTTTGCTCACTGGAACATTATAAAAAATGTTTCTGTAGATGACTCCGCGAGTGACCCCGGCCCTGGCAAAGGGATCGCCAACCCCAATGACGACAAAGGTAGAGGATGCAAACATTTGCTTTTGACTCTAAGTAACGGTGAATGGATGATGAAAGTAAGCTCAGTAATTGTGAACTACTGTCATTTCCTATCTGAGAAAAAACCAGATGCTTTCTTAAAGCTAGTATTTCCTAAACTCTACGGCGTGCCAGCAGATGAAGCTGACCAAAACGGGATTGTCGAAGATAATGAAGACCTTGAAACCGGTAAAGACTTAATAGATATTATTAATGACTGGGCAAAAAAGAGGGGTCACTTCAAGAAGGGAAGCAATATTAATCCTGTCTATGCCGATAAGCTTTCTAAAGAGCAAGAAAAGAAAGCTAAAGAAGAACAGGAAAAAACGAAGGCCAAAGAGCCAGTTGAAGAAAAAGAAGAAAAACCCGAGGAGCCGCCTAAGACAGAAAAAGAGGCGCCTGAGGAAGAAAACGAAGATAAAAAATAATATTGTATAATATATAGTAAGGAGATTTCGACTTGATGATGTCAAACGAAATAAATTTAGAACAACTAAATAATCTAACTCCTGAAGAGCGCGCGCTTGCTTTAGAGATTCTAAAAGAATATTCTCAAGAAGGTTATTCAAGTCTTTTAGAAGACCTAAAGTATTCTGACTTTGAAGAAATCCCTGTAGATATAATGACTTTTATATCTGATGAAAGATACCTTGGCCGAGGACTTTGGATAAAAGATGAGTTTACTGGCGAGAGAAAATGCACAGTATTCCCGTATTGGATAGAAAAACTAAAAGAAATCTTTCCTGATAATCTAACTACAAGATATAACACAGTAATCTTAACAGGCTCTATCGGTCTTGGTAAATCTTTTATTGCTGTTGTATGCCAACTATATTTATTATATAGAATGCTTTGTCTAAAAGACCCTTATACATACTATGGTATGCAGCCTATAGACAAGATTACGTTCTCAATGTTGAACGTAACTATTGAGGCAGCTCAGGGTGTTGGTTGGGATAAGATGCAGCAATTACTTCAAAGCTCTGACTGGTTCATGGAACGAGGCAATATGAATGCCAGTAGAACAAACCCTCAGTGGCAACCTCCTAAGGGTATTGAGCTAGTATTTGGTTCTAGTAACAGACATGTAATT